CACCCCGGTCGGCCGGGTGATTCACATAGCCGCCTTCGCGGCGAATGATCTCGCCCTGGATGTGCTCAATGTTGCTCATGGTTGTTTGTCCTTGGGGTTGTTTGAATCATTGGAATCGTTGGAATCGTTGGAATCGAATTTGCCGAAACGCACCTGGGCCCAACGTTCCAGTTGGTAGATAGCTTGGCTGCCCATGTGGCCGGAGATACCCACCAGCGCGGCAGTCACCAGCGGATTGAACTGCGCCGCTTCGCACAGCCAAAAAGTGATCAGGCCGGCGAAAGCGGAGGTGGCGATCTCGCCAATGAGCTCAATCAGGTTGAAGCTCCGGGTCTCACCGGATTTCACCTTGCGGTAGAAATTCACCAGGCCACCCCAGGCGGCGAGCGCCGTCACCCAGGCGTAGGTGATCAGGCTGTAGGTGGTGGGGTCTTTTTCAAGTGACATGGCGGCATCCTCAATCGTTGGTGGGAATGTTGGTGATGGGTTTGGGTGGAGGTTCGGGTGGGGCGGTGAAGCGTTCGCAATCGACCTGACAGGTGTAGCCCTGGCTGCCCAAGCGGTGTTCGACGCGTTTGATGCGCCACTCAAGCGGAATGCCGGGGCGCAGGTGGATCGACAGTCGCCCTTCAGCGGCAAGGTTCGGATTGCCCGGTAGACTGAAGCTCAACTCGCCTTGAGCACGCTCACCCTTGTTCTTCTTGGTGGCAGTAGCCGCCTTCGCTTCGGCCTCGCTCGCATGGACGTAGCGCAGTTCCTCGTAGGGCGGCTTGCCGGTGGTGACTTCTTTGCGCTCGCCCTTCTCGAAGTCCCACCAGTAGGCTTTGGTGCCACCGGTGGCGGTCGCTGGTGGCTGCTGCGTGTTGGCATCCTTGGTTGCGCCACTGCCACCGGGCTTGCGCGCCGAGTGCCGGTAGCGCCATTCGGCCAGGTCGGATGCCGATAGCGTGATGGTGGGCAACACCCGACCGCTCACGCTCTTGGTTGCTCCCTGTCGTGCCAGCACCATGAATCCATCAACCGGCTTGGCGGTGGCGTCATGCTTGCCGGCCAAGCGCGTCAAGAGCGCCATGTCGGATTCTTCGGTTTGATCCAGATGCGCAATCGCAATACGGCCAAGCTCTGGATCGATCTTTGGCGTGTAGCGATGCTCGCCCGCGATGGTCTCGACCAGTTTCCCGAGCGTGGTCTCATCCCATGAGCGTGTCTTGGGGCTGCGAAACGGGCCGACCATGTCGGCGGCCTTGCCGGATACCGTGAGGGTGGCCGGTGGCGAGCGTATCTCGACTTCATCGATGATGTATTTACCCAGCGCCACCAGACCGGTCTCGGCATAGCCGATGGAGACTGTCAGCACTGTGCCCACCCTCGGCAACTCGGCCAGCGCGCCACTCTCGCGGCGGCGGTCATCGAGTGTCAGTGAGAGCGCATCGGACTGGATACCGGCCTCGTCGGTGATCGTGATCTCGATCAGCCGGTCACGGATGGCGGCGGTGATGTCCTGTCCGGCGGCCAGGATACGGAAGGTGGGTTGCATGACGGATGCCTCACGACCACAGCCGCACAACCGGCGTGTCGCCCGGTGTTGGCAGGTCGGGCAGCCACACCGTCTGGCCTGCGGATAGTAGCGGCGGCAGTTGCGCCAGATGCGGATTGGCCGCCAGCACGCCAGCCAGCACGTCGGTGCGTGCGTAGTGCCGCCAGATCAAGTCATCGAGCGCGTCGCCGTCTTTGGTGGTGATGCGTTCAGACATGCCAATCCTCCAAAATCCCGGTCGTGCAGCCATGGGCTTGGGTGCATAGGGCGGTGAAGCGTTCGGCATGGCCCGCCACCGTATTGAGTGCGCTGGCGACACCTTGTCGAATCGGCGCGTCAGTGGGGCTGGCGATGCGCGCGACGGCGGTAAAGGTCTGCGCCGTGTCGCGCAGGCTGCGTGCTGCCCTGCCTGCGCCGTAGGCCGACAGGCGCAGTTGGCCGTCCAGACCAGCCACGTCGCGCAGTAACGCGGCGGGCGACACCTGTCTGCCACCTGCGATGGCCATCGGCTCTTGCAAGACTTGCAAGACGCGCCCGATGGCGATGATGTCCCCGGCCGCAGACTGCACCGTGCTGATGGCCTGCAGTGCGCTGGTCGGTAGCGCGCTCAGCACGTCTTGCGCCAGACCAGAGATCGCACCATTGATTGCGCCCGTGATGACCTGAGCCGCACCCGCCAGAACCTGCGCCACGCCGCTGGCCACACTGTGCGCATTGACCGCTGCCGCCTGCAACGCGACAGGCGTCATGGCTGGCGTGATTTCCGGCAGCGCAGCGGCGGCCGCATCCAGTGTGTCGAGTTGGGATTCTGCTGCGGCAATGTCTGCATCACCGCCCAGGCCCATCATCGGCGAACGCTCCTGTCGGGTGATGCGCTTGAGCGTGCCGCGCGATTTCTCATCCTCGCCGTAGGCTTTGAGTTTGAGATTGAAGTCGATCTTGCGCGGCTGGCCGTTGTCCGTCAGCACGCTGCGGGTGTCGCTGATGTCGGTGATGACCCACGGGCCCCAGACGCGCCCCAAGCCATCGACCAGTGGCTGCGGTTTCCCCTTGTCGGCCAGATCGCGCATCGCCTCGACTTGCTCGAGTCCGCCCTTGAAGCCGGGGTAGATCACGCCATCCAGACTGATTTCGTCCGTGCCGCGCCCGACGAACTGCAAGGCCGGGTCGCGGTTGATGCGGGCCTGCTCGGGCCAGCGCCAGGACTGATTGAGGGAGAGCTTCTGGTAAGCAGCGGTTTCGATCTCGAAGCGAAACTCGCCCAGTGCCAGCATGACGCGTTCAGACATAACAAACCTCGTGAAGCATTGGATCAGTCGTACATCGCTGCAGCCGGACGGCGCTGCGCATCAGCCATCAACTCGCGCAGACTCTTCTGGATCAGGTTGGCGATCTCTTGCGCACTCATTCCCGGCACATTGACCGTGATGGGTGCGTTGATGGATAGCGATGAGGAGGTGCGGTTGCCGCTCGCCTTCGCAGCGCCTGGTGCGGGTACAGATGTCTGCGCGAGGCTCGGCACCGACTTCGGCATGGATGAGCCGACAGCGGGCGTAGTAGAAGCGGTAGCACCAACGACAGGTGCTGCCGCAGCCCTTGCGCCAATGGCAGCAGGAACGCCCACGGTCGGTTTGCCGATGGCAGGCTGAGTGCTTGCAGCAGGTGCGGCCAGCGCAGCGAACACGGGCGCAGTGGGCGCAACCGTTGCGCCAATGGCGGCAGGTTTCGGGGGTGCGGCCTTGGCGTCCTCGCCCAACACTGAACCAAACCATTCACCGACCTTGCTGCCAGCGCTCAACACCCAGCCGATCTTGCTGGCGATCCAGTCAATCGCCCGGGACACCGTCGCCGTGATGCCAGACCACAGGCTGGTAAAGAAGTCGGCCACCGGCTGCCAGCCACCCGCAATCATCGCCAGTGGCGAGAAAGCCGCCAGCGCCTGGAAGGCATCGAACACCCAGCCGACCAGTGTGCCAACGGTGCGAATCGGCAAGGTCAGCAGCGTGAATGCCGCGCCCAGGACTGTGCCGATCACCGTGCCGAGGAACTGACCGGCGCTCGAGAGCGAATCAAACTCGTCTTTGGTCAGTGTGACCGGCGCGAGCAATTGTCCGATCCAACCGATGACACCGCCCACCGCATCCGCGATCCCGCCAAAGACGGCAGCAATGGCGCTGCCCACTGGTGCGAGCGGTTGCAGCGCCGTGGTGATGCTGTTGATGGTCGGCACCAGCGCATCGCGGATTCCACCGAACACGCCACCGACAAAGGCGGCCAGCGGGCCCCAGTATTTACGAATCACCAGCGCCAGACCCGCCACTGCCGCACCAATGCCGACCACAATCCAAGTGATCGGGTTGGCCAGCAGTGCGGTGGTGGTCGCGCCTATGGCTGGCAGCATGGCCCAGAAGGACAGCGCCGCTGCCTTGATGGGTGCGATGATGCCGAGCGCACCGGTCTGGATGCGAGTCCATGCCGCTGCGAGAATGCCGGTACTGCCTGCTGTGGCGAGCGTCTGCAGCCGCAGCAGCGCCAGGTGAGCCCGTGCAGATTGAATCGCCACTTGCGCGCCAAGCAGCGGGCCTTTGACAAACGTCCAGGCGTAGCCCATGCCAATGGTGGCGATCTTCCACGCCATCATGGCCACCGCCCCGCCCACCACCAGTTGCGTGACGATGGGGAAGCGTTCAGCCAGCGCGACCAGCATGTTGATCGGGCCGGCCGCTGCGCCGACGATGCTGTTGAGTGCTGGCAACAAGGCGCTGCCCACCGTGACCGCCATGCGTCTCATCTGGTTGCCGAGCAACTGGATGTTGTTGGCGGTGGTAGCCGAGCGGGCTTCGTACTCCTTTTGCATCGAGCCGGCGTAGGCGGTCTCGTCACCGACCAGCCCGATGGC